CCCTTCTCTGAAAATGACTGATTTTTCGATTCTTGCTGCTGCTGCCTCCGATGACCTTCTCATCGCAGAGATTCAGGGGAAAGTGAAGGTAACTCGTTTGCCTGCCCGTAAACCCCGCAAATCAGATTTGATTATGACTCGGGTTGGCGGATGTGGTTCCCGTTGGAGCAACTCCACTGGCGGCAATGGTAGACTGAAGGCAGGGCAATTGCGACCTGAAGAGATTGCTCTCAAATCTTCGCTTCGCTGACACTTAGCAGCACACGAACGGATGGGGGGATACCTCATTCGTTCTCAGCATTCGTGACAGCCAGTTTAACGATTAGCGCCCTTATGTTATACCGCCCGCCCTTAAATAAAAACGCTAAGGTACCATTAAGCTATAAAAGTATGCCCCCACGAGGTCTATATTTGCCTCTAAGAATTTCTAAAACCCTCAATGGATTTCAAAAATATAAAAAAATTTCGCGTAAAAAATTTTAAGGTATAGGGATGAGTAAAAGTAAACCGTATTGGAATTTTTGGAAAGTTATTTTTGCGGGGTGGATTATAAGATATCCTGGAAAATTCTTTGATGTATTCCGATATCCGCTAATGGTCTTATTTGGGTCTATTGTAGTGATGATATATAATTCATTGAAACAATAAAAATTTCAATATGTTAGAAAAAGTTTATCACATATACGCAAAGAACCGCTGCCTGTTCCATTCTCTAAAAGAAGATGAATTTTATAGGACTTGGAACACTTTATTAACAATGGTAGATATCACATCTACAGAGTATCGGAAAGAAGATTTAAATTACGAAGAATTAATCGTAAATAAAAAAATAATTTCCGAGTCTTCTCACTGAGAGGGGGGGTTTACAAATACTAAATAGCACGATAAAATTGAACTGAAGGATTTTATTTCTTATGGCAAAAGGATTTACAGTAAAGGCAAAACCTCCCAGCACTCAGGGATCTGAGGATTGGGATATTGGTGCAATTAAAGAAAGAATGCGAGGTAAGAGCATTGTGTTCTGTTTACCAGGGCGCGGATGTTCTTTTACATTTTTAAAAGCATTTGTTCAGTTATGTTTTGATTTGGTACAGAATGGATGTGGGATTCAGATTTCACAAGACTATTCTTCAATGGTAAATTTCGCACGGTGTAAGTGTCTTGGTGCGAATGTTCTCCGTGGTCCCAAGCAAATTCCTTGGGATGGAAAACTACAATATGATTATCAACTATGGATTGATAGTGATATTGTTTTCAACACTGAGAAGTTTTGGCAACTTTGTGATCTTGCGTTTCCTGCGGAAGCAATTGATGAAGAAGGAGTTGTTGATGAATCGAAGAAGCGTGGAATTGTTGCTGGTTGGTATGCGACAGAAGATGGTCGTACAACCTCTGTAGCACACTGGTTAGAGGAAGATGATTTCCGTAACAATGGTGGAGTAATGAATCACGAAACCGTTGAGAGTATGGCTAAGCGTAAGAAACCATTTACAGTTGATTATACTGGATTTGGTTGGGTATTAATTCAGAAGGGAGTCTTTGAAAATCTCGAATATCCTTGGTTTGCTCCAAAGATGCAAGTTTTTGAATCTGGTGCTGTACAAGATATGTGTGGAGAGGATGTTTCCTTCTGTCTTGATGCGAAAGAACAGGGATATGAGATTTGGTGTGATCCTCGCATTCGCGTTGGACACGAAAAGACTCGTGTTATCTGAGGCAAATGTTTAATATTCTCTACAAAGGGGAAATAATGTACACTGGGCTTTCACATGAAGAATGTGCGGAAGCCCTTTCAGAACTCTCATATCAATTTTATGAGGGTGTTGAAATTGATCCGAATGAACTTAAATTGGAGGAAATTGTAGATGGCTAAGAGACCTTCTTTCAGTGGTGCTCAACTCATTGAGTCTAAACCCAAGAAAACACGGCAGGGGACAGGTAAACATACCAAGTATGCCGCGTCTTCTCGGAATAAAGCACGCAAGCGTTATAGAGGACAAGGTTGAGATTCTTATAACTAGTTCTTAAGGGGTCCAATCCGGTCATCCAAAGTCTCTCTATGAGGCAGAAAGTATAATTTAGATATGAAAAACCTCAAGTTTATATCACAAGATACTGAAATGGCACTCATTCAAGAGATGTCATACAAAATAAAAATGTCAGATTGGAATATTCACCCTTCAGATACTTGTTTTTTATGTGTCTCTCCTGATTATTCAGGTATTGTCACTCAACATCTCTCGCACTCATTATCAATGGGGCGGGAGATTTTTCATATTGAGGCAGTTAATGTGCCATTTCCCGATGAAGATGCCTTAGAATACAAAATTTCATTCGAAATTAACTTTGCGGAGTGGTGTCGTAAGTGGAAAACCTTCGTTTTATGTGAAGCTGGAGTCATTCGAGGTGGAAATTACACCTGGATTACCAATTCTATGAAAAAAATCACAAAATGTGATGAAAATTACAGAAAATCTCACTATTATACCCTATCATTATGTGAAAATATTCATAGTAAATTCAAAAGTGACCTAGTTTCTCTATATTATGATGATGAAATAGAGGATCTTCACTTTTGGTGGGAAAGACCAAACAATCACTGGACCTAATTCAGGGATAGAAACCCCTTAAAAAGTTCTGTTTAACCTAAAATAGGAGAAAACAGATGGCAATTCACCCAAATCCAGACCGAAATTCAAGTTATATGAAAGAAGTTTGGGGAACTTCAAGTTTAGCAACTGATTATTGGAGCATTCCTGAGAAAAAGTCGGAAAAAAAGATGCTTCGAGAGATTAATAACGACGAAATTACTCCAAAAAAGCACGATTTTTCTGTTCAGAATGAAATTCACGAAAAAATTCGTAATGATGATGATTATGATGATTGGAGTTATGGAACAGAACCATTTTATGGTCAAAATCTCTAATAAATAACTTGAGATTATATCTTACCATTAATGCCTTTAGAGAGAGTTAGTAAATCATTTAAAGATATTAGTTTATCTCTTCAGGTCAGCCCATTGACTTCTGATATTTTGTCAATTAAAAATGAAACTGCGATTGCAAGATCAGTTCGTAATCTGGTGCTAACTTCACCTGGTGAAAGATTTTTTAATCCAGAAGTTGGATCTGATGTTGGACAATCATTATTCGAAAACATCGATCCAATTTCTGCTAATACTATTAAATCTCAGATTGAAAATACAATCAAAAATTATGAACCGAGGGTTTCATTAACTCGTGTTATTGTAAGTCCTGATTATGATAATAACGCATTTAATGTTACAATCAGATATAATATTATAGGTATAGATGTTCCACCTCAACAGTTAGTATTCGTATTACAGCCAACCCGATAAATGGCAATAGTAAATTTTACAAATCTAGATTTTGATCAAATAAGGATATCCATTAAGGATTACCTTAGGTCAAGCTCAGACTTTACAGATTATGATTTCGAAGGATCGAATTTATCGATCCTAATAGATATTCTTGCTTACAACACTTACATCTCCTCATATAATGCTAATATGGTTAGCGGTGAGGTTTTTATTGACAGTGCAACATTGAGAGAAAATGTTGTTTCTTTAGCAAGGAATATTGGATATGTCCCGAGGTCAAGAACATCAGCAAGAGCAAATATATCTTTTTTCGTTGATGTTTCGAATTATCCATCAGTTCCAAGAACTATAACCTTAAAAAAAGGAATTGTATGTACTACAGAGTCTGATTTTAGTGGAGAAAGTTATACCTTTGTCATTAAAGAAGATATTACAGTTTCGGTTATAAATGGAATTGGATTTTTTAATGGAGTTGAAATATTTGAGGGAAGTTTATTATATTCCGATTTCTTAGTAAATTCTTTAATACCAAATCCACCTCAGAGATTCATTATTGAAAATCCTAACGTTGATGTGAGTACTTTAAGTGTTTCCGTTTTTGAGGGATCTGTAAGCAGTCTTTCTACCAAATATAGTTTGGCTCAAGATATTATTGATGTTAAATCAGATTCAAAAATATTTTTCATACAGGAAGTAGAAGATCAAAAATATGAATTAATTTTTGGTGATGGAATTTTTGGCGATAGATTGAAAAATAATAATGTAATCAGAGCGAGTTATGTAGTTTCAAATGGAGTATTAGGGAATAATTTATCCCAATTCACTTTCTCTGGTAGATTAGTAGACTCTAATAATAGTCCACTTTCGAGGGGAATCTCTAATATTGAGACAATTACAGCATCTTATGGTGGAAACGAAATTGAGAGCGTTCAATCAATTAGAAATTATGCCCCAAAATACTACTCTTCTCAGAATAGAGCAGTAACAGCAAATGATTTCAAAGCAATTATTCCGAGAATCTATCCAGAGTTAGAGTCTATTAGTGTTTTTGGTGGAGAAGACTTAAATCCTCCCAGATATGGGAAAGTTTTTGTTGCAGTTAAACCTCAGAGCGGTTCTTTCTTATCTTCAAGTGCTTCTCAAAATTTAAAAAATTTACTTAGAAAATATACAGTTGCTGGAATTGTAGTTGATGTTATTGATTTAAAATACTTATTCATTGAATTAGATACTACAATTTATTATAATGAAAACTTAACTAATAATGCTCAGACTCCTAAAAATAAAGTTATTTCCAATTTAGAAAAGTATTCTAAGTCATTGGAATCAGATAAAAGTGATATTAGATTTAAATATAGTAAAGTTTTAAATTTAATTGATGAAAGTGATAAATCAATTACTTCTAATATAACAAAAGTTTCTTTAAGAAGAGATTTTAGAGCATCTATTAATCAATTTGCTGAATATGAAATTTGTTTTGGTAATCAAATACATATTAATAGCCTTAATGGATACAATATAAAGACTTCAGGATTCTCTGTAACTGGTGTTAATGGAACTGTTTATATTTCAGATAAACCCAATCCAGATCAAAAAACTGGTAATCTTTTTCTATTCAGATTATCAACAGAATCTGATCAACCAATACAAGTTAGACAATCTGTGGGTAAGATAGATTATGTGAAAGGTGAGATACTTTTGAACCCAATTAACATAACTTCAACCATTATAGATAGTGGAGAATCTATTGTTGAGATTTCAGTAACTCCTAAATCAAATGATGTTATTGGTTTACAAGATCTTTATCTAAAACTTGATACAAATAAAGTAACAGTTACTGCTGTTCCTGATAATATTTCTTCCGGTAATGATATTTCTGGAACGAACTATATCACAACTTCAAGTTATACGAATGGAAAATTAATTAGAGAATAGTAGAAATGCAAAATACAAGGATTAAAATTAGTAATGTCGTCAAGAATCAACTTCCTAATTTTGTAAAGGAAAATTATCCTTTAGTTGAGAGTCTATTTAAGGAATATTATTCAGGTATTGAATATCAAGGTAGCACTCTAGACATATTACAAAATATTGACAAGTATGTTAAACTTGACAATCTTACTAATTTAATTGAAACAACTACTCTAAGTCAAGATATTTTTTTCACAGATACTAGTATTCCAGTACAGAGTACCACAGGATTTCCTGAAAGATATGGATTAATTCAGATTGATGATGAAGTTATTCTATATAAATCAAAAACTTCAAATTCATTTGAAGGATGCTCAAGAGGATTTAGTGGAATTACTTCATATGAGAATGGTTTAGAATTCCAAGAAACTAATTCTAGCCGTCATTCAAGGTCTGCTTCAGTTAAAAATTTAAATATTCTATTTCTTAACGAGTTCTTTAAGAAAATAAAATACCAATTTGCTCCTGGATTTGAGGATAGAAAATTTTTCTCTGGTTCTACTGTAAAAGTCAATAAAAATCTATTAATAAAGCAACTGAAGGATTTTTATACTTCAAAGGGAACAGATGCTTCATATAAAATCCTATTTAAAGCATTATTTGGGGATGATGTTCAAGTTATTAAACCAAGAGATTATCTTATTAGACCTTCGGATGCTCAATATAGAAAAAATCAAGAACTAGTTGTTGAAGCAATTATTGGCGATCCTAAAAATCTTGAAAATACAACGATATTCCAAAATGCATTAACTATTGATGGGGAAGATTTTATATCTTCTGCTTACGGTACAGTTAATAAAGTTGAGACTATATCCAGAAAAGATAAGACTTATTATGTTTTAAGTCTTGACTTTGATTATAACAAAGATATTAATTTACGTGGTTCAGTCTATGGAGAATTTGTAATTGGTCCAAAGACTAGAATTGTTGAAGATATTGTTTCGGGGTCTAAAAATATATCCGTAGATTCTACTTATGGATTTCCTGAAAAAAATGGAACACTAGTTGTTTATTATGAAGATAATACTTCCCAGTCGATATTTTATGAAAGAAAAAATCTAAATCAATTTTTAGGATGTTCTGGTATCACTAGAGATATTGAAAAGGCCAGTGATATCTACTTAGATTATCTTTGTGAAGGTGGTTTAACTGTTGGTCAAGATGAAAATCCAATTAAATTTAGAATTACTGGAGTTTTATCAGAAGCAGTAGTTGATCCAAAATCACATTATATTGTGAGTGGAAATAGAATTAATTTAAGAACTTTAGGAAAAGATATTAAGGAAGAAAAATTTAATAAATTTAAATTAAATATATGTCCATCATATAATGTAAAAACTGTCCAAATTAGCAACTCGCAGAATAATATTTACACTATATCTCTCTATGATGATCACATTTTTTATCAAGGTGATGAAGTAACTTTACAGACAACTTCGGGATTGTTTAGAACATATAATGGTGTTGTTGAGTCTGTTTTGGATGATTATAGAATAAATGTATCATTACCTTCAAATTTTGACTCAACAAAAAGGTATATAATTGAGAGAAATATTGGAAAGTTTAAATTTTCATATAATTCTGAAATATTTCCCGAATCTGATAATGTCTACATTACAGATGTTCAAAACACATATAGAGATTCCGAAGAAAATCTTTATGTTTCATCACAATCTTTACCAAATTACAGCAAAGATAGAATTAGTTTAAGTGATGAAACTGTAGTATTAAGCGAAGATTTTATTATTACTGAAGAGGTAAATGTAAATAATCCAAATAAGATTGATAAAATTTTAAATATTGGAAGACATTCTTTTATTACAGGTGATGCGGTATACTACCAGTCCGGACCATCTGGCAACTCTCTTAATATATTAGATGGAGTATATTATGTAAAGAGTCTGGGTAGTTTTAATAATTCTACTCAAATTAAATTGGCGAGCAGTAGAAGCAATATTAATAACAATATTTTTATTGACGTTCAATTTGATGATACAACTATAAAATTATCCGGAAAAGAAAATAAAATTTATAAATCAACGAATGAATTAATTTTCTTCCAAAATAATACAATTTCTGAGCAACAAACTACTTTTAGTAGAAAAATTTCCCCCAAAAATATTATAAGAAAGATTTCAAAACCAATAAGACCAAATAATAAAGTTATAACACCTTCGGGAAATATTGGAATTCTAGTCAATGGAGTTGAAGTACAAAATTATAAGTCAAATGATTTTATTTACTATGGTTCTATTAATTCAATAGACGTAAAATCATTTGGAAATGGATATGATGTTATACACCCACCAATTTTAGAGATTGTTGATGAGTCTGGAACTGGTGCTCAAGCAATATCACACGTTAGAGGTTCATTAGATAGAATTGATATTTTGGATGGAGGATTTGATTATGATGGAGTTCCTGAGATAAAAATTTCTGGCGGAAATGGATCTAATGCGATTGCAGTTGCAAATATGACTGTTTTTGAGCATTCTGTCGAATTTATTGCAGAAAGTAATCAAGTAAATACAATTACATATACAATAACTTTCAACTTAAAGCATAAATTTTATGATGGTGAAAGAGTCAGGTATGCTTATACTGATGCTCCTATTGGAGGATTATCTGAAGATATTGATTATTTCGTTTCTCCAGACTCTGATTTTGTTTTAAAACTTTATGGAACTTATCATGATGCAATTAATAAGACAAATCCTATAGAATTAACTTCTTTAGCACCAGGAAAACACTATATTAAAAGCGTAAATAAAAAATCAACGATTGGTACCATAGAAGTACTTAGAAGTGGTAAAAATTATACAAATAAAAATTTAGTATTTTCTAATGATAATTTAGATATCTATAGAAATTCTATAAAAATTAACAATCATGGATATAAAACTGGTGAAATAGTTTTATATGATTTTGATGGAACCTCTATACCTGGTTTAACGAGAAATACAGAGTATTTTGTAAGTGTAATTGACGAAAATCAATTCAGATTATGTGAAATTAATCTAGATCAAGTAAATCCCAAAGAATATAATTTAACTAGAAATATATTTGTTAATTTTTCTGATTATGGAACTGGAACTTATAGTTTAAATTATAAAGAAATTAAAGTTGAAATTATTGGCAATTTTAAAAACAAATCTTTACCAGTTGAAGATATTGAGGCAAAAATAATACCTTATTTTACCGGAGAACTGTTTTCAACAGCAATTCTAAACCCAGGTTCTGGATATGGATCTCCAACCGTATTAAATTATAATAGACAACCTAATATTATAGTAAAAAATGGATCTGGATCTGAATTAAGACCCATCATTTCAAATGGACAAATAAAAAGAGTTTTAATCGTTAATGGTGGAACAAACTATAATACAACCCCATCTATAGAAATAGATGGAGTCGGAACCGGCGCAAAATTAATTCCTATAATCTCAAACGGAAGAATTGTTGATATAAAAGTCATTTCTGAAGGAATAAACTATGACAATAATGGCACAAGTCTTAGAGTTGTTTCCTCAGGATCTGGAGCTGCGTTTGATTTTTCAATTCAAACTTGGAATATTAATTCTGTAGAAAGATTAATATCAAAGAACTTAATAAGTTCTAATGATATTGTTTTATATGACACAAAAAATGAATTTGGAGAAAGAATTACTCAATTAACTCATTCATATGCTCCAAGAAAGCTTAGAGAAAATATTTTAGTCTCTACAGTAGAGGGAGAACAAATTTTCTTCAAAAAAGATTTGGAAGTTGATTTTAATGGAGTTGAAAGTGAGACTTCAATAACACATTCGCCAATTATAGGATGGGCATATGATGGAAATCCAATTTATGGACCATTTGGGTTTACAAATCCAAATGGTACTGGACTAATTAAAAAGATGGAATCTGGATATTCAAGACTTTTGCGTGAAAATAGACCAAGTACGGATATTTTTCCTTTGGGATTATTTGTTGAGGATTATGAATATACTGGTATTGGTGATTTAGATGAATACAATGGAAGATTCTGTGTAACTCCAGATTTTCCTAATGGAATTTATGCTTATTTTTCCACAATTGGTGGATTTGATAATCAATTTAGTCAAAAATACTTAAGACCTGAGTTCCCATATTTTATTGGAAATGAATTTAAATCCAATAAAATAGATTTTAATTTTGAAACAACTATAAATCAAAACTCCATCTCTTTTGAAGAACTTAATTTGATTAGAAATACAAATCAATATAAATTTTTGAGCGATACTGCAACTTATAATTATGTTTTTAATCCAATCGATTATGAAGACCAACTGAACAAAGTAACAAGAACTGAGAGGGGTATAATTGATGATGTTGATGTCATTTCTGGGGGAGAAAATTATTCTGTAGGTGATAAAATTGAGTTTGATGAAGATGAGAATGGTAATAAATCATATGCCGAAGTAACTGAAGTTATAGGGAAAACAGTTAATAATATCTCTGTAATTAATACTATCGTTGAAAACGTTGAGTTTGGTACGTCATTAACTTCAAATTCTATTATTGGAGTTTCTTCTTCTCCACATGGATTAAATGATAATGATATAATTTCCATAATTGGATTAGATGAACTACTTACTAACAATAGAAAAGATGTTAGTTCTTCTGTTGATGTATTTACAAATCAATTAACACTAAATGAAAATATATTGGTAGGAAATTCTGGCGACAACTTTATACCAAAAACTATTAAAGTTTTGGGAAATTTAAAATCAACCGCTATTAGAGCTAATGACATTTACACTATTGGTGATGAAGAACTGAAGGTATTAAATGTATACCCACAAGATTCTAAAATAAATGTTTTAAGAACTAAAGCTGGCATTTCTTCTCATCCGTCAGGAACAATTTTAATTGAGAACCCAAGATTCTTTGAAGTTCCCACATCTAGAGATATTTCTTCTCCTGTTTTATTGTCAGATCAAAATTATCCATTAAATAATGAAATTTATTTTGACCCATTAGTTTCTATTGGTATCGGAACTATTGGAGATGTAACTTCAATTCTTCTTGAAATTAATCCTTTAAATTATCAGATAGGCATCTCTACAGACGCATTAGTTTATGGTGATTCAAGTGAAAAACTTAGTTTTGTATTTAACAATCCAGCAAATTCTTCCAATTTTAAAATTGGGGATTATGTAAGTTTGACTGGTTCAACCGATCCATCTCTAAACGATTTGGGATCTCTTAAAGTTCTTAATGTTGACTTTGGGTCAATTATTGTTGATTATAATACGAGTTCATTAACTGGAACCCAATTAGATGCTATTGCATCAATCGATCCAGAATTTGTTTCTTATGTTCAAAAGTGGATTACTAGAGAGATTCCAATTAGACAAATATATTTACCAGAGCACAAACTAAAAACTGGTGATAAAATTGTTTATAATAATAATGAAGGATCGCCAATTATTGTATCTGAAGATAAAACAAATACATTTGAATTGCTAGAACCAGATAATTTATATGCTTACGTATTTGATTCTAATCATATTGGAGTATCTACGGATATTGTTGGATTGACTAGTACCGGAGAATATTTAAATCCAGAAAATAATTCTACACTATTATATTTCATTAATCCTGGTTCGAGGAAATATCATAGTTTTAAAACTGATTATGATAATGTTCAGGTTGGAAAAATTTCTAAGAATATTGCAAGAGTAACTACATCAGGAAATCCTTCCTTATTCTATAATGAAAAGATTAATATTGATGTAAAAGATACTTCTCAAAGAGAAATTGTTGTAAAATATAATGATGCCAATAGAAGATTAATTTTTGATCCTAAACAATTTGTAGAAACTGACCCAGTAAATGATACGATTAATATTAATAATCATGGATATTATACTGGACAAAAAGTCATACACACTACAGGTGATATCTCTTCAATAGAAAATGATAAAATTTATTATGTTGTGGTTGAGGATGACAATAATTTTAGTTTAGCAGAAACTTATAATGATGCCATTTTAAAAAAACCAAATATTATCGGTATTACAACCACATCATTTGGAGAAATTTCTTCTGTAAATCCACCATTCAATCTTTACAAAAATCAAACTGTTGATTTTATCTTAACCGATGAATCTTTATCATTTACAAATAATGACGTAAAATTCTCCGCATTTGACTTTGACTTATATGTTGATGACCAATTTACTGAAAAATTCATAAAATCAGAAAATGATGATTCCTTTAAGGTTACTAAGACTGGAAAAATTGGTGTAGAAAATTTTGCAAAAGTTAGACTACAGATTAATGACCACACTCCACAGAAACTATTTTATAAATTTACCTTAGTTAATACTTCACTCAACATTCCAGAAACAAAATCTCAATATAGAGTTGATGATGATGATATTAAGGATAACAGCACATTATTCATCTTAGATAGTGCTTATTCGGGACAAAAGAGAGTTTACTCTTCTGGTTCAAATTATTTTGAGTATTTCTTAAGAAATAGACCTGAGAAGACTTCTTATACTACAACTAATTCCAATATTTCATATGTAACTGATTCTTATTCAACAACTGGAAGTATCAGTAAAGTTTCAGTTCTTTCTAGAGATAGAAAGTATAGAGTTCTACCAGGAATAACTTCTATTACTACGAAAACTGGAAGTGGCGCGTTACTATTCCCATCTAGTGAAAAAATTGGTTCAGTTAAAAAGGTTGATATTCAGAACATTGGATTTGATTATAGCATAGACTATAGTTTGAGACCAACTGGGAATCTCCCACAATTAATAAATGTTGAACCATTAAGTATATTTAAAGATATTAAAGTACTTTCTATTGGTAAAAATTATACTATTATACCAGATCTCATAGTTCTTGATGGATTAACTAATAAATTTGATGCCCAATCCGAATTAAAATTTATCCCAGATGATTATGAAGTTGAAATAATCCAAAATAGCTCTGGTCTTTTCAATAAAACTCCAATAATTGTTCCTATCAATAATTCTAACGGGATTAGTGTTAGAAGTGTATCTTATAATGTTGATAATAAGACATTGACATTCATTTTAAATCCATCATTCAGTAGCGAAGCAGATTTTCCATTTGATGACGGTGATAAAGTTTTACTTGAAAACTTTAGAGTTAATGATATTGTTGTAGACCCAATTACTAATGAAGTCACTGTAAATGAAAATGTTAAAGGAATTAATTCGGAAAACTATGGTTATGCTTTATTTACAGTTAGAGATGTAAACAAGGCAATTGGAGGAAGCGGGGCAAGTTTTACAATTGATATGAGTGATTATTTGGTTCGTGATGAGATTCCTGGTGATTATAGACCTGTCAACTCTTTTGGGTATGTCGTTCCTCAAAGTTACTTCCCAACATTTGAAATAACACTCCAGAAGAACAACTTTGTTATTGGTGAAGAAGTTGTTACTACTAGTGGTTTTACTGGAATTGTTGAATATTGGGATAGAGAGAACGAGTTTGTTAGTGTTCTTTCTGCGGATAAATTTGTAACTGGTGATAGAATAACTGGAAAAACTTCAAACTTGAGTGGTATTGTAGGAAAGGTTCAATTTTATGATGCTGAGTATAGAACAAATTCTTCATCTACAGTTGCTAGAGGTTGGGATAATACAATAGGATTCTTAAATGATAAGAGTCAGAGAATTCAAGACAGTTTCTATTATCAGTATTTCTCATATGATTTAAAGTCAAAAACTCAATTTTCAGAATGGGATGATGCAGTATCCAGTTTAAATCACGTATCCGGATTTAAAAAGTTTTCAACTTTTGAAGTAGAATCTTCAACTGAAACTGCTAATCCAGTTAGTATTTCATATTCAGAATTAAACTCCGTTTCAGATTTAATCTCTATAGTTGATTTGAATTCTTATGTCAATTTTGATATGGTTTCTGAAAATTCATATCTTCTTGATGGTAGAGTTGCATCTGACCAAATCGTATTTAATACTATTCCAATTCAAGATTATGCCGAATCTATCGGAAATAGAGTCTTAATGATAGATGATTTTAGTGGAGAATTTAATAATCTTCCTAGAGAAGAAAGATTTGTTGTTGCCGATAGATTCCCAATTTTCCAAACTAGATTTAGAAAGTATTTTACATATGTTAAGGATAAACTATTCTTTAATGAGAGGCAATTTGGAATAATTACAGTAATTCATGACAATCTAGAAGGTTATGTCTCTCAATATGGTAGGTTAGATACTGTAGGTGAATTAGGAAACTTTGAATTTAAGATTAATGGAAACTTTGGAGAAATTACTTTCAATCCATTCGATTATGAATTTAATGACTTTGATATTGAGTTAGTATCATATAGTTTATTCGATACTTTTGTTGGTTTGGGATCTACTACCCAAGAATATTATAATCTTGGAGACCTTGTTGTATTTAATAACCAGACCTCAAAAATTCCTGCTGGGACAACATCGACGGTTGGTATTTCCACTATAGATTTTTCATATAGATCTTCTAAGGTTTTAGTTACTTTAAATGATAATAATGGACAATTTAGAGAATCTGTTGAATTAAATGTTACGCATGATGGAACTGAAGTCTATATATCTGAATATGGAAAATTATATACAGAACCTCTCAATCCTCCAATAGGATTCGCAACTTACAGTGGAGTAATTTCTGGATCAAATATTATCATTAATGCAACTCCAGCAGTTTCTTATGGATCAACCCTAGAGATTAATACATTTAATATTTCTATTGGTGATATTACAAAAACATCTTCCGGTGTATTGGCACTAAGTAATACTCGATTGGAATCTGGATTTGTTAATATTGCAATAACTGCTACTCCGTCTCCTATACTAATTCATGAACATACTCTTGTTTATGGAGGATCTTATTACTATATTTCAGTTGAGGATGTATCCAATGGAATTTATAATTCATTAGAACTCACTACTGTTAATAATGATAGTGATGTATATCAAACTGAATTTGGATCTGTAATTAGCGATAATTCCCTTGTTGAACTTGGAACTTTTGAGACTCAAGTTGTTGGTAATAGGTGTAAATTATTCTTTACACCATTACCCGGTAGAAACATTAGTGTTAGATACTATTATCAAGGTGTGAAGACTATCACTGAAAATCCAGAAACACCAGGAGAATTAATTCTATCCCTTAACGAATCTCAAATTAACTCATATACAACTGATTATATTGGAACAGAAAATGCAATAAGAAGATCTTTTGAACTTTATCATAAAAATCTTAGAATTCTTAGAAGAGTATTTAATGCATCAAGTTTTACTTCTGTTAATTTAATTGAAGATACTATTAGAATTCCAAATCATTATTTTGTTACAGGTGAGGAAGTTGTATATGACACGAATGGTGATGATCCTATTGGAATAGCAGCTACCGATATTCCTGGAATTGGAGTTACTACTGTATTGCCATCAAAACTTTACATTGTTAAAGAGAATGATTTGTTTGTAAGAGTTGCTGCATCGGCATCCCAAGCATTAAAGTCTATTCCTGATTATCTGGATTTGACTTCTTATGGAACTGGAACAAATCATACATTCACAGGCAAAAAGGGAAATCCAAGATCTTTGATTACAATTGATAATATGATTCAACAGCCCATAGTTCCAACTTCATTTGAGACAACAATATCAGAACCTGTGGGATTGAAAGATGTTAGAGTTAAAGTTGAAAATCCCGAAGTCTTTATTGGTGGAGATATATTTAGAGTTGATGATGAAATTTTGAGAGTTAAAGTTGTTGGATTCGGTTCTGAAAATACTTTATTAGTCAATAGATTCTGGTTAGGTTCTCTTCCAGGAATTCACACTGTTGGAGCTGCCTGTACAAAGTTAACTGGAGATTATAATATTGTAGATAATACAATTTATTTTTATGATCCTCCATATGGACCAATTCCAATCACTCCAACTAATCCAAAACCAGATGAAGTTGATTTTGTTGGAATTGCTACAGGATCTTCATTCTCAGGAAGAATATTTAATAAATCTGGAGAGATTAATGGTTTAAATCCAACATATTCTGATAACATACTACTTGATGGACTTTCCGAAGAGTTTACTGGAATTAGAAGTGAATTTACTTTAAAAGAAAAGGGATTGCCAGTATCTGGAATTTCAACGTCAAATCTATTTGTATTAGTTAAGAATATCCTTCAGGTTCCTTTTGATGAACAAAATAATCCAAATGGAGCATTTACTCTCGGACAATTACCTGGACCTGGTGGAGAAACTACAATTATATTCAAACAAAATGAAGAAGTTTTGAATATTGATGATATAAACTCAACCAACCTTCCTGCAAGTGGAATAATTGTAAGCACGGGATCTACATTTGGAGCAGGATATCAACCACTGAGAACTCCTGGAGCATCGGCAACAATTGCTAATGATGGATCAATCTCAAATATAACAATTGGGTCGACTGGAAGTGGATATAGACTAATTGGTGGAAAAGAAATTTTAGTTACAACTTCTTCTGGAATTTCTTCAGGATTAAATATTCTACCCATCAATGAAGAAAGAGGATTGTTTGATAAACTAGCATATTCTTCTTCTCAGACATGTAGTGTTGGAGTTGGTACAGTTTATAATGATGTTCAGATTATCGGATTTGATCAAATAAGTTCTACAATAACTCTTGCGGAAAACCTAGATGTAGATCTTCCTGCCGATTCTCAAGTTTCAATTAAACTGAATGATTTAACTACAGAATTAGTTGATATTGGAATTAGAACAGAAAGTCAATCAGACTATGATGTAACTTATCTTGGATTTACTACAGTTATTAATGGTTCTATTTCATCAACTTTGAATTTAGTTAATCCTGGAATAGCTTTAACTGCTTTCTATGATGTTTTTGAAACTCGTGCGTCACAATCAGTTTCTGTAGGATCTACATTAGTTTATGTTAATAGTATTAGAAATATTAATAATATTAACAATTATATTACAATAAATTCAAATTTCAATGTAAAGATTACTGGAATTGGAAATACTTTTATCACTGTCGATACGCCATTAGCATCTATTGCGGAAAATGACGTTGTAACCATCAGAAGATATTCTCCTCCAGAGATTGTATTTGATTCTCCTGTTGGTTACTCCAATATTCCATTAATTTATAGTTCAGATTCTGGATCTTCTGGAATTGGGTCGGGGGCAAAACTTGATTTGATAGTTGGCGCTGATGGTAGTGTTATTGATTTTACATTCAAAAATAATGGATATGGATATAGACCGTTTGATGTGTTGACAGTTCCTACTGGAGGATTAATTGGAATTCCAACAGATCCTTCACAAACATTTAGTGAGTTTAAAATATTTGTTGATGATGTGTATGATACTAAGTTTTCATCTTGGTCTATTGGAGATCTTCAAGTTATTGATAATTTTGATGATTTGTTTGATAACGTAAGACAAATTTTCCCAATAAAAATTAATGGAGAAATAAAATCTCTTAGAGCAAAGAAGGGATCTAGTATTGATATTCAGGCAACTTTAATAGTTCTGTTCAATGATATTCTTCAGGTTCCTGGCGAAGGTTATACATTTAGGGGTGGAAGTATTATTTACTTCCCAGAGCCACCAAAATTTGGAGATACTGTTACTATAATATTTTATAGAGGAAATGGAGATGTTGATGTTTTAGATGTTGATGTTTTAGAACCAATTGAAGTTGGTGATTCTTTGAATATTGTTAGTGATGTTAAGAGATTAAATCAAAATGAAAGAATTGTCTCTGAAATTGTATCTTCTGATTATGCAAATACTTTCATATATTCTGACAAAGGAATTGTTAATGATTTTAATTTCTTAAGACCAGTCATTTTATCCAAACAAACTATCGATGCTGTTGTTGATGGTCAATTTGTTGGTAAAGATAGAGTTTACTATGAACCAAATATATTCCCTTCGGCAAAATTAATATCAAATATAACTGGGGTTTCTTCTGCATTTTATATTGATAGCTTAAAACCATTTTTTGATAATGCCGCAGAAATTATAGAAGATAGGGAAAGAAATAAGATTAAAATTATTGACCAAACACAAAAATCTGCTGCCAGAGCAACTTGCCAAGTAACAGATGGAGAAGTTACTTCAGTCAATATCATTGACGGAGGTGAAGGATATGTTACGGCACCTAATGTTTCAATTGAATATCCATATTTCTCAAATCCATCTCCAATAGGTATAGCATTAACAAATATTGACACCCTAATTGGAACAATATCTTCTACAGGCATTTCAACTGCGATTATTGGTGAATTTTTATCTGGTCAAAATAGTGGTGCCTCAGCAATTCTTGCTGGAATAACTACTGATAATTATATTGAAGTTTTACCAATTAATTTGAATAGATTCCAAGTTGGAGAAGAAATAAATCTATTTGAGAGTGGATTTAGTGCCGATATTCTTAGCATAGATTCTACAGAATTTGCTACAGCAACATCAACAATATCTTCTGGTTCAGTCAATTTAATTACAATAACAAATCCCGGAACAGGATATACTTATGGTCCAATCAAGGAGTTACAAGTTATATCAAATGGTTCTGGATATCCTGCAACTTTAAATGAATCCAATAGCACATTCACTTCTGCAAGACTTAAGTCTAAGACTGGAATTGGTAGAAATGCTTCAGTTGATATTAACTTGATTGTTGATCCAATTACCGAAAATTTTGTAGTTGATATAAACAATGTTAATATTACTTCAAAAGGATTCAAATATTCTGTTGGAGATATTTTGGAAGTTGATGTTTTTGATAATCCTGGAATTGGAGAAACTTTTAGAAATTACCCATTAACAAACCCATTTAGATTTGAAGTTACTGAAATAGAATCTCCGAAGATATCTATTGACCCTCCAACACCAAAAACTGAAATAATTTCTGATATTTCATATGTTTCGGGAGATTTTGGTATTGTTGTTGGAGTCAGTAATATTGACAGAGTTGTTGTTGGAAGTATTGATCCACCAGCAATTATTTTTGATATGTACATTCCAGAATATTCTATTCTAAGAGATGAAGATTTTATCGGAAATACTGTTGTCGGATCTGCAATAACAATTTCTCAATTACAAACAGGAGATTATTTCTCAATTTCCAATTCAACAGTTGGAAATATTCCAAATACATCTTACAGTATTGATGGACAAGTTGTTGGTGTATCCACGAATTTGGATAACATTTACCAGGTACTTTTCGCGCAGATTATACAAATAAATCATCCAAAATATGGATTAATTTATATAAATCGAGTTTCATGTCCTATACAGAATTTAACTAGTGAGTTTAATGGAACTTTAGGGCAAAGTGATATTGCGGAGTTTAGTTGGGGCAAAATTTCAAACTTAGATAAAAGAATCACTCCAAAAGAATTCAATGTTGATTTAACATATACACAAAATCATCCAATTGTTCAAAGATATAATCCGTTGAAGATTGCAAATTATGATTATTCTTCTTAATTATACCTTATAAATAATCAAAAAATGTTAAAAAATGTCGGCAATTATAACTGACCAGCTTAGAATATCTAATGCTCTTGGATTTATTGAAAAAGTTAATTCCGCAAATAACGCATATTATGTGTTTTTAGGATTATCAAATTCGACCGAGTACTTACCTACTTGGGAAGATTTGCCTCCATTTCCAAGAGATAATTTTAATGAGGAGAATAAAATATGGGACACTATGTTCTCACTCAAAAAGATATCACCGGGAGATGTTTCTCCTGTTGTGAGGAGAATTAATTGGGAGTCTGGAAGAACTTATGATATGTATCGTCATGACATAAGTATTGATAAGCGTGCTAATCAAACAGATTCTACTTCTTTATATTCTTCCGATTATTATGTTGTAACTCAAGATTATAGAGTTTATATTTGCCTTCAAAACGGAACTTCTCCAGAATCTGTTAGAGGAAATCCTTCTTTGGATGAACCAACATTTACAGATCTAGAACCTAGATCTGCTGGTACTAGTGGAGATGGATATGTATGGAAATATCTTTATACAATAAGACCTAGTGAGATTATAAAGTTTGATAGTACTAACTTTATCCCTGTTCCTAGAGACTGGAAGACAAATCCCGATTATTCCGGTGTTATTGAAAACGCTTCAACAAGTGGACAATTAAAAATTGTCAATATCTTAGATAGAGGAACAAATTTGGGTGCTCCCGGTCTATATCAAAATATACCTATCAAAGGTGATGGTAGTGGAGCAACGGTAACAGTTATTGTTGGAAGTGATAGAACAGTTGATAGTATATTTGTTTCAAATGGTGGAAGTGGATATACTTATGGAACTGTTGATTTGGAAAACTCTGGATTATTTTTAAATGATCCACCAAAGTTTGATGTAATAATACCTCCAAAAGGAGGACATGGTGCCGATATTTATAGAGAGTTGGGATCAACAAACGTATTACTCTACTCTAGAATTGAAAATGATATTGGTGATCCTGATTTTATAGTTGGTAATAAGGTTGCGAGGGTTGGAATTGTCCAAAATCCTGAAGCATTTGATTCAACTTCAATTTTAAACAAAGAAAAGGCAAGTTCTGTATATGCTCTCAAATTAAAAGACAATTCAGCAACAATTTTACCAAACTCATCATTCACACAAGACATTGCTGGAGTAGGAACTGCTATTGGTAGAGTTGTTTCTTATAATGATGAAACTAAAGTACTAAAATATTGGCAAGATAGGACTCTATATGGATATACAACATCCGGAATTTCAACATCTGCTCCAAATGGTTATAATCAAATTCAATTTAGTACCGAAGATAATATTGAAGTAAATTCAATTATTGTTGAAATTGATGATACTTTTAACGGTATATCTACAGTAATAAATAGTGGTACCGTATACCTTGGTCAAAATTTTGAAGAAGGATTTGCTAACCCCGAAGTAAAAAAATATACGGGAGACATTATCTACGTTGATAATAGACCCTCAATTAGCAGATCTTCTAATCAGAAAGAGGATATTAAAGTCGTTTTACAATTCTAATCAATCATGCCACAAGAAACTAATTTGAATGTAACTCCTTATTTTGATGATTTTGACGACAAAAAGAATTTTTATAAAGTTCTTTTTAAGCCAGGATATCCAATTCAATCTAGAGAATTGACTACTCTACAGTCAATTTTACAGAATCAGGTTGAAAAGTTTGGATCACATTTTTTCAAAGAAGGTTCTCCAGTTCTTGGTGGCAATGCAGTTTATAATAATTATTTTGAAGGAATCCAAGTAGAACCAAACTATCTTGGAATTTCTGTAGATTCTTATTTGAAAAATTTTATTGGCAAATATCTCATTGGACAAGATTCTCAAGTAAAGGCAAGAGTTGAATTTATTTTGCCCGCTAACGAGTCTCCAACTGGCAATACTATAATATATGTTTCATATAGGGATTCAAATTCATCGCAAAACACAAGAGAATTTAATTCAGGAGAAATTCTTTTATCTCAGGATGATGTTCCTATTATTTCTGGTGGATTTACTACAATTCAGTCTGGACAGGGAGTATCTAGAGTTACTTCACAAAATTCTTCTATTGTTGGATCTTCAGTTACTATTCCAGACAGTGTCTTTTTTATTAGAGGATATTTTGTTAATGTTGAAAGAGAAACTATTATATTAGATCCTATTGCAAATAATGTAAATTATAGTATTGGACTAAAAATAACGGAAGATATTGTCACATCTGACGATGATGAATCTTTAGTTGATAACTCACAAGGATTTACAAATTTTGCTGCTCCTGGAGCAGATAGACTTTCAATTACCGTATCTTTAGCAAAGTATTCATTTTCAGAAACTCAAGATGAAGGATATATTGAGTTATTTAAAGTTGTAGATGGATCTCCAGATAAAGTTCAAAGAGATGCTGAGTATAATCTTCTCGCAAATGAGTTTGCTAGAAGAACTTATGATGAATCTGGAGACTATTATGTTGCCCCATTTAAGGTTGATGTTAGAGAGTCTCTTGATAATTTAAAGGGAAATAAAGGAATATTCAAAGAAGGTCAAACAACTTATGGTAATAATGTTGCTGATGAGACTCTAGGAATTTATAAAGTATCTCCAGGAAAGGCATATATTAGAGGATTTGAAGTAGAAATTCCAAATCCAACCTTTATAGATTTTCCAAAACCAAGATTAACTAAAACACTAAAAAATCAAAGTATTGTTTATACAACCGGATCAACTTTTACATTGAATAGAGTTAATGGAAATCCTTCTTTAGGAATTTCGACAGATTATACAGTAACTCTAAGATCCGAAAGATTGGGAGTAGATGATAATATAGCACCAGGAAAGGAAATTGGTCTTGCTAGGGTTTATGATTTTGCCTTAGAGTCAGGGTCATACAATAGCCTGTTTCCAAATTCTAATGAGTGGGATATTACTCTTTTTGATGTTCAACCATATATTGAATTTGAACTGAATAATCCAGTCACCTTACAGGTTCCAACTTTTATTAAAGGCAGTTCTAGTGGTGCTTCTGCATATTTAAGAGAATCTATCACAAACTCTGGAATTGTTACTGCATATAATGTAGAAGGAAAGTTCTTAAGAGGTGAAAAACTAAGTTTTGATGGTATTCAAAATAATAGAATTATAAAATCATTCACTCAATATGATGTAAATGATTTTAAATCAATTTATGGAGAACCAGTTGGAACTGGAGCAACTTTTAGTGCTGATTTAATACAAACGGTTAAAGCATTTGCTGGATTTGTTTCTATTTCTCCTGTAGTTGGTGGAATCAGTACGGTAACAAGTTCCGACTTTACATTTTCTGGACCATCAAAGATTAATGATATTGTAGCATATTCAACTCCAGGTAATGTTGTACCAACATTTGCAAAAATAACATCTATTTCTGAAAGACAGTTGGAAATTGAAGAAGTTACTCCTGTTAGTGGAGTTTGCGTATCTACACTTCCTACATCAGTACTTTCTGTATCAGATTTTAGAATTTTAAAGTCTGGTCTTCAAAGTTCTACAGATAATACTTTATTTACAGTATTTCCAAAAGATAAAATATCTTCACTTAACTTAGAAAATTCTGAATTAATAGTTAGAAAGCAAACTGTTATTAATATTTCTGGAAATAGTTCTCAAGTAATCGTATTACCAAGTGATGAGAGATTTTTACCCTATGATGAAGAAAGATATTCTGTATTTTATCCCAATGGAAGTACAGATCCACTTAGAGAGGATAAATTCTCATTCACATTAGGGTCTCAGAATCTAAGGATTAATGGACTATCCGCTTCTACTGGAACTGCGATTTTAACATATACAGTCAAAAAATTAAATGTATCCGCAAAGATAAAGAATAGAAATAGAGTTAATTCTATTGTTGTTGACAAATCGAAATATAATTATTCTGGAATTGGACAAACTACTGTCAATGATGGATTAGAATTCGGAAATTATCCATACGGAACAAGAGTTCAAGATGAAAGCATTTGTTTAAGATATCCCGATGTTACAAAATTATTGGGAGTTTATGAAACATCAAGCATTATTGGTACACCAGAACTTCAGTCCATTACTTTAAATCTGAATACTCTCACAACATCAAATTTGATATTGGGAGAAGAAATTGTAGGACAGGAAAGTAAGTGTGTTGCTATTTTAGTAGAAAGAGTCGGTATTAATTCGGTTAGCTATATCAGTCTAAATTCAGCAGAATTCATTCCTGGTGAAGGAGTTCAATTTAAAGAATCTAATGTTGTTTCAACAATTTCTTCTTTAAATAGAGGAAATTGTAAAGATATTACTAGAGATTTTGTATTTGACAATGGACAAAAAAATACTTTCTATGATTATGCAAAAATAACTAGAAAAGATAGGTCTAGAGAACCACTCAAAAAACTAAAGATTGTTTTCGAATCAACTTCAATAAATTCTGCAGATGAGGGAAGTTTCTTCTCAGTCGATTCTTATAGCCAATTTGACTACTGTGATGTTCCATCTTTCCAAGGAATAAAAAATTATAATATTCTCGATTTAAGACCTAGAGTTTCTCCATATATCGTATCTGAAGGTGTAAGGTCACCATTTGAATCATTATCAAATAATTTTGTCAATGTAGACAATCAAAATACTCCTATTTTGGCATCTGATGAAGATATTATTTTAGATTTTTCATATTATCTTCCTAGAATTGATAAGATTGTTCTTTCAAAAGAAGGTCAATTTGAATTGATGATTGGCGATCCAGCAGAAAATCCTCAAGCACCATTAAATCTTTCAGAATCTTTAGATATTGCTACTATCACTCTTCCTGCGTATTTCTGTACTAATGATGAGGTTGGAGTTAACTTATCTCAGCATAAGAGATATAGAATGTCTGATATTAAAAAGCTTGAAGATAGAATTAAAAATCTTGAGTATTATACAACTCTTTCTTTATTGGAAAAAGAAACTGCTAACTTTACAATCAAAGATGCAAATGGACTTGATAGGTTTAAGTCTGGATTTTTCGTTGATAACTTTACAACACTAATTTCACAAAAATCTTCCGCAATTGCCAAGAATGCTATAGATGTTGAAAATTCTCAGTTAAGACCTTCAGTATACACAACTTCAATTGATTTAATTCTTGGACATACTAATTCTAGAGGTAATATAAACTTCAATGATGATGATTTTGATTATAAGTCAAATCAATCTATTATTGGAAATAATGTTAAAAAATCTGTTGGTCCCGTTGGAAAAGGAATATTAACTCTCGATTACTCCGAAACTGAGGAAATTGTTCAGCCATATGCAACTAGAGTTGAAAATGTAACTCCATACTTGGTTACTTTCTATGGAGGAATTGCATGTTTAAATCCTGGTTCTGATATTTGGTTAGATCCTGTTGTTCTCGATCCTATCAATCTGGGAGTTAGTGAAGGAGAAACTCAGGTTGTCGATGTTCAATTAGATGATGTACCCGATCCAAATTCGGGATGGTGTCCAGTTATATTTGGTGCTTGGGAAACTTCTTGGACAAATGTATCAGCACCAAGAGAAGTTTCTAGAGGTCCAAAGTATGAGAAGGATGGAAAGTGGTATCAAGATGTTGTTTATGCAAAAGATAAGGAAGGTTATAAGTCTAGAGTAGGTCAAACAAATAGAATTACATTTTCAGATACTCCTGTATCTTATGGTACAAATCTGGTTAGTATTGATATTGCCACTTACTGCAGATCGAGAAATATTGAAATTATATCCAAAAAATTAAAACCATATACTCAGATGTATGCGTTTTTTGATGGGCAAAGTGTCGATGCATTTATGGTTCCGAAACTATTGGAAATTGAAATGTTATCTGGAGTTTTCCAAACAGGAGAAACTGTTAGAACATTAAGACTAGTAGATGGTGAAGGTAAAGCAAATATTCGATTCCGTCTTTGTCAACCAAATCATAGAGAAGGTAGATATGATTCTCCAACAGCAACTTACTTCTTCAATCCATACGATAGAACTCAAAATATTCCAACAAGTTACTCCGAAGCATCTGAATTTTTAAATATTGATACTTTCCTCTTATCGGAAGAAGCAATTGGAGAATCTTTTGGATATGTTTCATCTGGAATGGTTCTAATTGGAAGTTCAAGCGGTGCTATTGCTAGAGTTAAGCCTGTAAGATTGATTACCGACAATGTTGGAACATTGATTGCTTCTCTTCATATTCCTGATCCATCTGTACCAAGTAACCCTAGATTTAACACTGGAGAAAAAGTCTTTAGATTATCAAGTCTACAGAGTAACTCGACTGTTCCTGGTCTATTAAACAGTTTGGCAGAGTCTACTTTCTTTGCTAAAGGAACTATTAAAACAACTCAGGAAGCTTATGGTTATATAAGAAATAGATTGAAAGAAGTAGGGACTCTATCAGAATCTTTACCAATATCGACAACTGATTTTTCACAACCTATTACCGTTGAAGTTCCTGGTCCACCAGCACCAACTCCAGAACCATCATATCCAACTCCAAGTCCAGAACCAAACCCAACTTGTGCCCCTTCGGACGGACCAAAACCTTCTCCTGGACCAAAACCAAGTCCTTCTCCATCACCAAGTCCTTCTCCATCACCAGGTCCTTCTCCATCACCAGGTCCTTCTCCATCACCAGGTCCAAAACCAGCATCTCAAAAAATTGAACAATTTAAATTATATACAACTCCGGGAACTTATACATTTACTGTTCCAAAAGGCGTAACTTCTATTGAGGCTTCTGGAGTTGGTGCTGGCGGTGGCGGTGGATATGGAAAATCTACAAAATCAGGTGGCGGCGGTGGCGGCGGTGGAGTAGCATCCAAATCAATTTCGGTAAATCCTGGCGAAGTTTTAACAATCGTTGTTGGTGCTGGTGGAAAGGGAGCTTCTTCAGATAATAAAGCAACCGATGGAGAACCAAGTTATGTTCTTGGTAAGAATATCCTTGCCAAAGGTGGTGTAGGTGGTTCTAGTACATCTAAAGGTAGAGGTGGAGATAATAGTGGAGGTGGAGGAAAAGGTGAAGATGGAAGATATGATAGGGATGATGATGGTAAAAAAGGTGGATATGGTGGAGGTGCCGGTTTAATCGGTGGCGGAAACTGTGGACACCCAAAATCAGAAGACTGTGGTAGTGGAAGTGTAAGAGGTGGCACTGGTGGAAATGGTATAAAATTTGCTGGTTCTGGTGGAACTGACGGTGAAGTGCCTGAGTGTGGGAATGCAAATGGTGGAAGAGGTGGCACCTATGGTGGCGGCGGTGGTGGTGGAATTAGTGATGGTTCTGGAGCAGATGGATCTCCTGGAGCATTCCTCTTGAAGTGGAAAGAGTCAAAAGATTCGGCATCTACAGATTTAATTCCTCCTATTGGTTTAGATCCATTAGCACAATCTTTTACTATCAACTCTCCTGATGGAAGATTTGTGACTGCTATTGATCTTTTCTTCCAATCTAAAGATGATTCTCTCCCTGTTATTGTAGAACTAAGACCAATGTCACTTGGTCTACCTACTGGAGAAATTTATCCATTCTCTCAGGTACTTGTTTATCCAGAAGATATTGAAGTTTCTGAAGATGCTTCCGTTGCCACAAGAATTCAATTTGATGCTCCAGTTTATCTACAAGGTGATACAGAGCACGCAGTTGTAATTAAATCGGATTCTACAAACTATTATGTTTGGATCTCTAGATTAGGGGAAGTTGATATTACCACAGCATCTCTACCAGAATCTGGAAGAACCATTATAGCAAGTCAACCAGATATTAGTACGGTTGGTTCTTTATTCAAATCACAAAATGCTTCTACTTGGACTCCAAGCCAATTTGAGGATCTTAAGTTTACTTTATATTCGGCAGTATTTGTGCCTGATGGAAGTGTAAGTTTCTTTAATCCAGATTTAACAAAGAAAAACAAACAGTTTTCACCATTAAGTAATAATCCTTTAGAAATTTTCTCAAGAAAACTAAAGATTGATATTTCAGAAACTCTTAATGATACTACATTTACACTTGGCAATACAGTTGTTCAAACTGTTACTGGTGCGACAGGAAATTATGTTGGTGCTACTGGTGCCGTATCAAGTCTATCAATTACCAATAGTGGAATTGGATATACTCCATCAAATGGAACATCATTCACTTACTTTGGCGTACCTTTAGAAAATTCTTCTTCTGAAGGCAGATTGGCAACTGCAGATATCACAATTGGAAGAGAAATTCTACCTAATGGAGATTTTAATGATGGAGTCGCAATCGCAGCAACTATATCAGCAAGAGGAACTGGATATCAAAAGGGAGATGTTCTATCTGTTGCTCAGTTGGGAGACCAAACTCTTGGTAGAAACTTGTTATTGACTGTTGATGATGTTACAGATTTCAATCAAATTATTATTGATAATGTACAAGGAAACTTCTCAACTGGAATTGGATATACTTTAATGTATACCAATTCATCAGAAATCAATGTAAATATTAATGATGGAGTAACAAGTCCAATTCATATCAACAATATTACGGAAATAACTGATGGATTACACATTAAAGTTAATCATCAGAATCACGGAATGCACTCTGAGGTTAATTTTGTTCAATTATCTAATGTAAAACCAGACACTAATCCCGTAACTTTAATTGGAAATATTTCTTTCGATACATCATTGTCTTCAATAGAATTATCATCAACTTCAGGATTTACAACTTTTGAAAATGCCCCTGTGAGTGTATTAAATCCTGGTTATATTTTAATTGATAGAGAAATACTTAGCTATACTGGTGTTTCTGGAAACCAATTAACAGGAATTACTCGTAAAACTGATAGTAGTGATGGTTGTATTATACCAAGATCTGTACCACACTTTGATGGTGATGAAGTTTATAAGTATGAATTGAATGGAGTTTCTTTAAGAAGAATCAATACAACTCACACACTTCAGGATGCTTCTGTTTTAGAACCAATCGGACTTGACTATTACATTCTTTATATTGATACTATAAGACCAGATCCTTCACTGAAATCTTTATATTTCTCAGAAACTAAGTCTACAGGAGGATCTACAATCCAAGCATCAAGTAATATTCAATTTGAAATTATTAAACCAAATGTTGAGACTTTTATACCACCAAAAACAAGCATATCGGCAGATTTAAGAACAGTTTCTGGAACTAGTGTTAGTGGAGTTGAACCTTCATTTGTAGATCAAGGTTATCAGAGAGTTGATTTGAATGTTGATAATAATATGAACACTAGTAGACTAATTTGCTCTAAGATAAATGAAATCACTTATCTTACAGATCAACCAGCAAATAAATCTTTAGAACTCAGAACTTTCTTAACAACTGAAAATAATAGACTAAGTCCTGTAATTGATTTGGATAGAGTTGGGGCGATTCTAATTTCAAATAGAGTTAATAGACCTATTGAAAATTATATAAATGATTCAAGAGTTTCAACCTTACAAAAAGATCCAGTCGCATTCTATTATGCCACAAAACCAATTTCACTTGAAGTTCCTGCAACTTCTCTGAGAACTTATATTGCCGCATATATTAATAGAAATGCTGATATTAGAGCATTCTATGCTTTAATGAAGGATCCAACAGAAACTCCAATTTATTATCCATTCCCTGGATATTCAAATAAAATAACTTCTGGTGAAATTATTGATATCAATAACAGTGATGGAACATCGGATAAATTTGTTCCAAATAATGAATTATTTGGAAATGGTAATACTGAAAATTACTTCAAAGATTATGAATTCAGCATTGACAATTTGGCAGAATTCAGATATTTTAGCATCAAGATATCAGTTTCTTCGAATATTCAAGTTTATCCACCGAAACTAAGAGACCTAAGAGTAATCGCTTTAGCATGATGGAATATAGTAAAGTAAAGGGACACGAAAATTTAGTTCGTGATGAAAACACAAAATCAATCATTAATACAAATATTAATGAGTATGAAAATTACATTAAATTGAGAAATATTAAACAAACTGAAGTGGAAAGAATTCAAAGTATTGAAAGTGACTTGATGAGATTAAAAAATGACATTAATGAAATTAAATCTTTATTGGTGAATGCTTTAAAATGATTAATCCCGAAGACATTATCTTAGAAGACATTTCAAAAATGTTTTCTTATGAAAAGATATCAAGAGACATAGATAGTATAGAAAATATTGAAGATGCTAAAACTATGTGTAAGGCATTCGCTAAATTATACTTATGTCAACAAGAAGCAGTATCTAATCTGGCTAGAATCTAATGGCAAAACCATCTACAAGGCAAGAATTAGTTGATTATTGCCTAAGAAAACTTGGATATCCAGTACTGGAAATAAACATTGCTGATGAGCAAATTGATGACCTTGTAGATGATGCCCTTCAGTTCTTTTATGAAAGGCATTTTGACGGTGTAATACAAAATTATTTAAAATATAGAATAACTCAGGACGATATCGACAGAGGAAAGGGTAAAGTTGGAATTACAACTTCAATCGGAAGTGAAACTATAAATGGTATTCAAACTCAATATGATTTTAAAGAAAATAGCAATTATTTGCCAATACCTCCAAATGTAATTGGAGTCAATAAAATTTTTAAATTTGAGGGAGCTAACTCAATTTCAAGTGGAATGTTCAGTGTCAAGTATCAACTATTTTTAAATGACTTCTATTATTGGGGTAATTTAGAACTTCTTACATATTCAATGATAAAAACAAAACTTGAAGATATTGACTTTTTGTTAAATACAAATAAACAAATTAGGTTTAATAAAAGACAAGATAGATTATATTTGGATATTGATTGGAATTCTGTCAAGGAAGATCAGTGGTTAATTATAGATTGTTATCAAATAATGGACCCAAACAGTTATAGTGAAGTTTGGAATGATTCATTCTTAAAACCATATTTGACCGCACTTATGAAAAGACAGTGGGGGTATAATATTTCAAATAAATTTAGAGGACTTAAACTCCCAGGTGGAGTTGAATTGGATGGCAGAACACTTGTTGAAGATGCTCAAAGAGAGATTGACTCTTTAATGGATAAAATGTCATCAACATACGAACTTCCACCTTTAGACATGATAGGATAAAAATATGCTCAATCCATTTTTACTTAACGGTTCAAAGAGCGAACAAGGTCTTATGCAAGACCTGATAAACGAGTCATTAAGAATGTATGGGATTGATGTATATTATTTGCCCAGACAATTTATAACCGAAAAAACAGTAATTAAAGAGGTGGTAGAGTCTCAGTTTAATTCCGCATTCGCAATTGAGGCATATGTTGAATCTTATGATGGTTATTCTGGACAAGGTACAATACTTTCAAAATTCGGAGTACAAGAACTTGATGATTTAACTTTGACAATATCAAAAGAAAGATATGAAAATTATATTCGGAATCTGATTAAAAACATGCCAGATTCGAAATTGACTTCTAGACCTAAAGAGGGTGATTTAATTTATTTTCCTCTTGGAGAAAGGATATTTGAAATTAAATATGTTGAACATGAAAAACCATTTTATCAACTTCAAAAAAATTATGTGTATCAATTAACTTGCGAACTCTTCAGATATGAAGATGAAATTATTGATACTGATATTGATGAAATTGACGAACTTCTTCAGGATTATGGATACATTCAAACACTTTCTGTTGTTGGTTCGGGGGTAACTGCCGAAGCATATACATCGATAGTCAATGGAGGCGTAAATTCAGTAACGGTAGTTAATAGGGGAAGAGGATACACTAGCACTCCTGGAGTTAGATTCTCACTCCCACCAGATGGAGGAGTCAGAGCAACTGGAGTTGCTGAAATGATTGATGGTATAGTTGATCTTTGCGAATCTGATCCAAATCTTAAGAGAGTTCAAAGAGTTTTAATTACAAATCCAGGTGCTGGATATACAGTTCCCCCCCAAATAACATTTATTGGTGGTGGTGGATATGATGCCAAAGCAGTTGCTACTATTGCTGATGGAATAGTAGGAGTTATAACTGTAACAAATCCTGGTTCTGGATATATAAATCAACCAAATATTACTTTTACTGGAATATCTTTAGTATCTGCTGCTGCAACTGCTGTATTGGACAATGGTTCGATAAGTGCAATTCAGATTATAAATGGAGGTGCTGGATATACTTCGATTGACATTGAAATTAGTTCTCCAGATGTTGTTTCTGGTGGTGGAAGTTTTGAATTCAACGAAGTTATTGTTGGAAGTATTTCTGGAACTAGTGCTAGGGTTAAGTATTGGAATATTACTTCAAAACAATTAGAAGTATCTAATCTTGATGGTAAATTTAGAGTTGGAGAGAATATTACTGGACAAGAATCTGGAGCATCATACGTTCTAACTGATATAAGCGAAGATAATCTTCAGGACGATCAGTCTCTAAATAATTCAAATACTGGCGATAAATTTGCAAATAATCTTGAAATTGAAACTGAAGCAGATTTGATTTTAGATTTTAGCGAAAAAAATCCATTTGGAACTCCATAGTTTAAGAGGTTAAAATGTTTGAATATTACTATAACGAAATATTTCGTAAAACAATTATTGGATTTGGAACTTTATTCAATGGGATTGATGTAAAACATTTTGATGAATCTGGGAATGTAAGTTCTGTAATAAAAGTACCTCTGGCTTATGGACCAATTCAAAAGTTTTTGGCAAGAATTGAGCAACAACCTAATTTAAATACACCCGTTCAAATGACTCTTCCAAGAATGTCATTTGAATTTGTTGGACTTTCTTATGATACTACAAGAAAGTTGACAACAACTCAAACATTTATATCAAAGTCTCCAACCGACAGTTCGGACTTGAAGAAAACTTATATGCCCGTTCCATATAATATGCAGTTTGAACTTAGTATTATGACTAAGTTAAATGATGATATGCTTCAAATTATTGAACAAATATTACCATATTTTCAACCTTCTTACAACTTGACAATTGATTTGGTAAAGACAATTGGTGAAAAAAGAGATGTATCGATTGTTTTAGAGTCAATTAATATGGAAGATAATTATGAGGGAGATTATTCTACTAGAAGAGCTTTAGTTTATACTTTAAGATTTAACGCAAAAACTTATCTTTTTGGTCCAACATCTTCCGCAAGCAAGGATATCATCAAAAAAGCATCTATTACTCTTGTTTCTGGAGATTCAAAATCAACCTCAAGAGATCTTACATATTCTGCCACACCTGTAGCAACGAAGAGTTATAGTAACTTACAAATTGCTACATTATTATCTAATATGTCAGAATCAACAACAGAGGTTACTGTTTCGCAAGCAGCAAATGTTCCCATCAATTCTTATGTTACAATTGATAATGAAACAATGAAGGTGGTAAATAAAGTAGATAGAACTGATGTAATTAATCAAGATACTTTAGTTCTTGCTAGAGGACAATATGGAACACCTATTACGACTCATGTAAGTGGAACACCAATAGAATTGATTACAGAAGCTGATAATGCTCTTATTCAACCAGGAGATGACTTTGGATTTGATGGAAATATGTTTTAATTAAACTCATGAAAGAATTTGATAAGTTGGATGATATGTTTAATGTTTCTGGCGAAATTGTACCTAAGGTAGTTGATGTTGAGGTTGAAATAGAACAAAAGAAAGTTGATGATAAACCTGTTGAGAATAAGAGGTCTTTGGATGTTGAAAAAGATTATGAATATGCCAGAGGTACAATATACTCTCTTTTGGAAAAAGGAAGAGAAGCAATTGATGGTGTCTTAGAACTTGCACAAGAAACAGAATCTGCTAGAGCATATGAAGTTGCTGGTCAAATAATAAAGAGTGTTTCTGATACAGCAGATAAACTTATGAATCTTCATAAGGATGTTAAAGACGTTCAAAATGAAAAGGGAAAAGGTCCTACAAATGTCACAAACAATGCATTATTTGTTGGGTCAACTGCTGAATTGTCAAAACTTTTAAAGCAACAATCTAAAGAAAATTCTGAAGAATAAATAGTTAGAAAGAGTATAAAAAATGTCGATTGCTCAAATTAATAACATAACTATTGAGAGAGGAACCGATTTTGAAGTAACTTTTGACATTTTTACTGAAGATTTTGGTCCAAATGTTTTTGGTTTGGATTATTCTGGACTTTTTTCTATAAAAAAATATCCTGGTGCAACTACGGCATTTGAAAAATCAGTTGTATTTGATCCTGGAACGAATGAAATAAAAGTTTCTTTAGCAAAAACTGAAACTTCAACTTTAAAACCTGGTAGAAATTACTTTCAAATAAGTATTTTATCCTCACCAGCATCAGGGTCACTTACGAATAGAGTTGTAGAGGGTACCATTATAGTTTCCGAAGAAATTACTAATCATGTCCAACTTTAATGTCAAGTTAAAATCATCAAAAAGATTTAAAGTAATATCAAATGTTGGAGGTATTCAAGTGCCAGCAAGATTTCAGGATTTAATTGATTTTGATGATGGAAATAGTGGTAATGGGGCTCCGGATACTTTTGTTTTGATGTATAATGCTACCACTCAGAAATGGACAGCAGTAAATCCTGATGATATTCTTTCAGCATCTGCAACTGATCAATACCAAACTCCAACTAGTGGAACAGTTGGTCTTCCTGATGAATTTTTAAATAAAATTGATGTAGATCTAGATGATCGTATTGATGTTGATGCTGGAACATTTTAAAACTAAATAATAATAGTAAAATTATTAGGTAATAGTAAGCATGGCTACACCCGTAATTCAGTTTAAAAGGGGTAGTGCAGGAATTGCGGGAACAATCCCTGCGCTACGACCAGGTGAACCAGCGTTTTCAACAAATAATTTTGATTTTTTTATTGGATTTGACACTTCTGTAACCGGAAACAAGTTTTTTGGTTCTCATCGTTATTGGGATAGAGAAGATGGAACAACTTCTCTTGGACTTAACATGGTAGATAAAGGTGGAATAAAGCATATTCAGATAAAATCGCCAAATACGATTACAGGAGCTGGATACACATTAACTCTTCCTCCGACTCAGGGAACACAATCAACCGTTTTAACCAATGATGGAAATGGTAATTTATCTTGGGATAGCGGTTCATTTAATGCTGAATTTACTGGAATTACAACATTTGTTAGCGGTGGTTTCCTTGATGTAAATGTTCCTGCTGATTTTTCAGGAATTACAACTTTCAGTAACATTGACGTTAATGGTGGATATATTGATGGAACTCCAATTGGTACAGCAAGTTCTAGTAGAGGTGTTTTTACAAATTTAACTGCTGGTGTTACAACAGTCACTAGTTTAAAAATTAATGGATCTGGAACATATACTGACATTGACACAGATTTATCTACCGTTTCTGGTGGTCACGATACTTTAGTCTCGGCAAAGGCAGTCAAGGATTATGTTGATGCTAAGGTTGGTTTTTCAAGTTTAACATTTGATGGAGATTTTGGTGGAGAATTTACTATCGACTTAGATAGTGAGACCTTTACTATTGCAGGTTCTCCGAATGAAATCACCACTACAGGAGCTGGTAATAGCATTACTGTTGGACTTGTAAATGATGTCCAGATAACAACTTCTCTTGTTGTTGGTTCGGCCACAACAATAAATTCCAGTGGAATTGATGTTGGAGTTGGTTCAGTTTCAGCTCAGGAACTTTATGGAACTCTTAAAGCTTCTGATTTAGACATTATTACTGGTGGTCTCACTACAAGCACTTCTTTAGTGTCTGGGGATATATTTGTAGTATTTGATGCCGATGATACTGAGAATAAAACAGTTTCATCTGAAGTTATTGGTCAATTTGTTTATTCGAATATTACTGGTGATGTACAAATCAGTGCTGGTGGTACTGCTACTATTCAAGCAAATTCTGTTGGTCTTGGCACTGATACTTTTGGTCAGTATGCTAAAACCATTACTGGTGGTTCTGGTCTAAGTGCCACCGCAGCAAACGCCGATGACAGCACTGAGTATACAATTAGTGTTAATGTTGGAACTGGAATTACCATTACATCTGATGCAGTTACATTAAAAGGAGCAGCATCCTTAACTAATAATTACCTGCCTGCTTGGGATGCTGTAAATGGACAACTTATTAATAGTGGAGCACAATATACTGTAGGTGGTGGTACAACTATCACTGGTGATCTTCACATAATAGGAACTGCTAATATTGGAACTGTTTCTGGTACTGCTTCAACATCACAAACAGTAAATACAACAGGAACTACTTCCAGTGGAACTTATTATATGCTTTTTGCTGATGACTCAACCTCTCAGACAGGTGAAACTGTAAGAGTTAGTGCTGCTGCCACATTGAATCCAAATGGAACTGGTACTTTCAGTGTAGGAACTATTCAGGCAGGTTCAATTAAGTCCTCAATAGGATCTAGTTCGATTACTATTAGTAATTCTGGAACTGTTGCGTTTGCAACAGATGTTACTATTAACGGAAATCTTTATGTTGAAGGAACTACAACTCAAGTAAATACTTCGGAAATTACGGTTGAAGATCGTACTATTGAACTTGGAGTTGTCGATGGTAATCTTCCAACAGATACTACTTGGGATCTTGGAATCTTAATGAATTATGGTGAATCTGGAGTTGGAAAGACTTCTGCTCTTATTTGGGAGACATCGGGTGCGACTCCGAGATTTAAACTTGCTTCCAATATTGGAGAATCTGTTGGAATTAATACAAATTCTCCACAAATTACAGTTTCTACATATGCTCCTCTTGAGATTTCAGAATTGTGGATTAATAATGGTTGTACTGGTGGTGACGTACAGGTTATTGGATGTGTGAATTCTGAACTTCAACTTCAGAATATAACTATTGATGGTGGCACATTCACTTAATTTAATTTAATTAATTAGTAATAAATACACTCAGGAAACTGGGTGTATTTTTTATGTCTGAAGAAGATTTAAAATTAGTTTTGGCAAAATATCAACAAAAATCTTTTGACCTTTTTAATAAAACAATTGTCCTAGAGACTCAGGTTGAAACTCTCACGCAAACAAATTTATTATTACAAAATGAAATTGAGAAATTAAAAAAATCAAAGAGAACTATTAAGTCAGAGTCTGAAGATTTTCAATAATTTAATATCATTTGTCTATAAATAATAAAGACTCTTATATAAGAGTCTCTGCGGTAAATACCAAAATGAGGTTGAATGGCTGATCCAAATATTAGGATAAAAAGATCTTCGGTTCCTGGTAAGAGACCAACAGTAGAGCAGCTTAGTTCGGGGGAACTAGCTTTAAATACTTATGATGCCGAATTATTTGCTCGCAGAGAAAGAACAGGTATTGGTACTGATATTGTAAGAATCGGTGCTGGTACAACAGTTACGAATGTTTTATATGTCACAAAAGACGGAAGCGACTCCAATACAGGAAAAAAAATCGGAGACGCAAAAGCAACACTTAAAGGAGCCCTCGAAATCGCAGAAGAGGGAACCATTATTAAAATTAGTGCTGGATCTTATATAGAAGATAATCCGTTAGTCATTCCAAGGCAAGTTTCATTAGTTGGAGATAGTTTAAGAGAAGTTACAATTACTCCACAAAATTCTAATCAAGACCTTTTTTATGTTAAAGAAGGTGTTTATGTCACTGAGATGTCTTTTAGGGGTTCTGTAGATCCTGGAAAAGCTTGTTTTAGATTTGATCCGCACACAGTCGGATTTACTTCACAATCACCATATATCAGAAACTGTACCAATTTTCTTTCCAATAGTATTGGATTAAAAATCGATGGTTCTGATGTGATTGGAAAGTTAAAGAGTATGGTTACAGACTCTTTTACACAATATAATCAAGGTGGTATTGGAGTTTCTATTACAAATGAAGGATATGCTCAGTTAGTTTCACTATTTACTATTTGTAATGACATTTCAGTTTATTGTGGTAGTGGCGGTGCTTGCGATTTAACAAACTCAAACTCTTCTTTTGGAAACTATGCCTTAGTTGCTGACGGTAGGGGACCAAAAAAGTATTCGGGAATAATTACAAGCGCTGCAGCAGCAAATTCTGATACATTTGTATTAGATTTAAATGTTCCAACATTAAATGTGACTAATGCCAGTTATGATAATGTGACTGGATTAACTACAATTACAGTAAATACAGCACATAATTTTAATGTTGGGATGGGAGTTACAATTTCTGGTTTAGGATTTACTTGTGCTTCTGATGGTGGAATTACTACAGTTACCTACCCTTCAGGAAATAATGGATATATTTTTGAAGTAAATGCGATTCCAAGTTCAACATCATTTGAAGTATATGTTGGTGCGTCAACTTTACCTCACACATATACAACTGGCGGTACTGTAAAAATTAATGCTGTAAGACCTTTTGATGGACAGGTTGTTTATTTTGGAGAACTTTTTTATACAATAAAAGATGTTGATATTACTTCTGGTGGAAGTGGATATACTGAAAATGTTTCAGTAAATTTTGAAAGTCCATCTACTAATTGGGGTGTTCCAGCAACTGGAGTTGGTCAAGTTGAAAATGGTCAGGTGACAAATATAGAAATAGTTTCTAGTGGTAGAGGATATACTTATACACCAACTATAACAATTTCAGGTCCTCCTGGAGCAGGTTCAACCGCAACAGGAACATCTGTTTTAGTTCCAACTTATTATGCCATTAGAGAGTCGACTCCAGTAGTTTCTGGAATTTGTACAATTACTATTACAGAAAATCTACCCTATTCCGTTGGAGTTGGAACTTCAGTTCCATTCTTTAAACAAAGTAGAGTTCTTGCTTCTGGACATTCTATGGAATACATAGGAACAGGAACTAATATTGATTCTGCTTTCCCCCAAGCTGGAGGAGTTCCTATTCAAGAAAATGAAACTGATATGAGAAATGGTGGATTAGTTGTTTATACTTCGACAGACCAGGCAGGTAATTTTAGAATAGGCGATGGTGTCGTTGTTGATCAATTAACAGGCACTATTTCTGGGAGATTTTATTCTAAGAGTTTATTTTCGACTATGACACCATTTATTCTAGCACTAGGAGGAGATTGATACAATGGCATTAGCACTTAATGTATTTCAGACTATAACAGCAGTAGTCGGTGTAGCATCAACAGAAGTATATACAGCACCAACTGGATACACTGGTGTTGTTTTGTTATGTCAAGTTGCAAATATTGGATCAACAACTGAAGAGGTTGATTTAATTCATAGAAGAAGTTCTACTGATACTGAGTTACTTAAGAATTTTCCTATTTCTGGAAATGATACTGCCAATCTTCTTTCTGGAAAATTGGTACTTGAAAGTGGAGATAAATTAGTATTATCGGGCAGTGATGGATCAAATTTAAAATTTGTTGCAAGCATTTTAGAATCATTAAATTAATAGTTTAACCTAATAGAAATGTCAAAATATCTCAGCAATCGCCAAAAAAATCTCAAAGTCGGTATATCTTCTTATTCTGAAGATAAAACGACAATAGAAGTTATTGGAAAAGTTGGTATTGGGACTGAATCGGCAGGTGCTGATTTGGATATTAATGGTGATCTGAGACTTCGTGGAGGGTTTTATGATAGAGATAATCAAGTTGGAAGTCAGGGGCAAGTATTAGTCTCTACTGGAGCGGGTGTAACTTGGACGAGTATTGATGATATTTCAGCAATAGAAGAAATTATTAATACGACTTTAACTGGTATTGCGGTTGAAGAAGAAAGTGTTGGTATTGGTACAACATTTACAACCCTTAATTTTGTTGGTCTAGGAGTTACTGCAACTGGAGAAGGTTCAAAAGCAACTATCACTTTTAATCAACAAGTAGGACCGCAGGGTCTTCAAGGAACCACAGGAACTCAGGGTATACAGGGAAGACAAGGAACTACAGGTACTCAGGGTATTCAGGGAACTCAAGGAATTCAGGGTATTCAGGGAACTCAAGGAATTCAGGGAACCCAAGGAATCCAGGGCACTCAAGGAACCCAAGGTGTTCAGGGAACTCAAGGTGTCCAAGGTATTCAAGGTACACAAGGAACTCAAGGTGTCCAGGGAGTTCAAGGTATTCAGGGAACTCAAGGAACCCAAGGTGTTCAAGGTGTTCAAGGAACTCAAGGTGTCCAAGGTGTTCAAGGAACTCAAGGTATTAAAGGAACTCAAGGAACTCAAGGTGTTCAAGGTATCCAAGGTACACAAGGTGTTCAGGGAGTTCAAGGAATCCAGGGTACACAAGGAACTCAAGGTGTCCAGGGAGTTCAAGGTATTCAGGGAACTCAAGGAACCCAAGGTGTTCAGGGAACTCAAGGTATTCAGGGCACTCAAGGAACCCAAGGTGTTCAAGGTATCCAGGGAACTCAAGGTGTTCAGGGCACTCAAGGAACCCAAGGTGTTCAAGGTATCCAGGGAACTCAAGGTGTTCAGGGCACTCAAGGAACTCAAGGTGTTCAAGGTATCCAGGGAACTCAAGGAACCCAAGGTGTTCAAGGTATCCAGGGAACTCAAGGAACTCAGGGTATTCAGGGAACCCAAGGTGTTCAGGGCACTCAAGGTGTCCAGGGAATTACTGGACCAGTAGCAGGTTCTGCGGAACAAGTTGTTTATAAAGATGGTTCAAATAATCCAACTGGTTCTGATAACTTAACATTTGATGGAACATTATTACAGGTATATGATTTAAATGTTACTAATAACTTAACAATTGGTGGTACATCAGTTTATATTAATGCTGAAGAATTAAGAGTTGAAGATAGAGATATTGTTCTCGGTTATAGTACATCAATAAGTCCAACGGATGATTCGGCAAATCATGGTGGAATTGCGATTGCTTCAACGGAAGGAACACCTTTAATTTCTCTTGCAGCACCTGGTAATATCAATCCACTTCCAGATACCTACAAACAGATTATGTGGGTTAAGGAAGGTACTTGGGGAGGACTAGGTACTGATGCTTGGGTATTCAATTATGGTGTTGGTATTGGTCTAACTGATATTCTTTCAGGAACTGCTTTAGCTGTTGGTGGAGATGTTGATATTCATGGAGCAATTTATGATAGCAATCACAGCAAAGGTGGTTCTGGAGATATTCTTGTTTCCACTGGAACGGGAATAACTTGGACTGATCCATATGCGGCAGGAATTCAGGGCGTTCAAGGTATTCAGGGAACTCAAGGTGTCCAGGGAGTTCAAGGTATCCAGGGAGTTCAAGGTATCCAGGGAGTTCAAGGTATTCAGGGAACTCAAGGAACCCAAGGTGTTCAAGGTGTTCAAGGAACTCAAGGTGTCCAAGGTATTCAAGGTATTCAAGGAACTCAAGGTGTTCAGGGAACTCAAGGTGTTCAGGGAACTCAAGGTGTTCAGGGAGTTCAGGGAGTTCAGGGTGAGCAGGGAATCCAAGGTGTTCAAGGAAGACAAGGAACTACAGGTACTCAAGGTATCCAGGGCACTCAAGGAACCCAAGGTATCCAGGGCACTCAAGGAACCCAAGGTATTCAGGGTATCCAGGGAACTCAAGGAACTCAAGGTGTCCAGGGTATCCAGGGTATTCAGGGAACTCAAGGTATCCAGGGCACTCAAGGAACTCAAGGTGTCCAGGGAGTTCAAGGTATTCAGGGAACTCAAGGAACCCAAGGTGTTCAAGGTATCCAGGGCACTCAAGGAACCCAAGGTATTCAGGGCACTCAAGGAACCC